GCAGGTGATTAGTTACTTCCGTCCTTTGTGTGGGCGGAGTTCGTCCTTCTTGACATATTTCGTCTTGGAGGGCGGTTTCTTCTGCTGGCGGGGAGGGGATTTAGTTTCTCCAGTGTTTCCTCCCGCTTGCTTCTTTGGTTTGTCCTTGGGCCAGTCCTCGAGAGGTGGCATGGGGTCTTCGTCATCATCTGGTTCCACAACTGCAATGCTGGGCTCTTTTGCAGGCACAACCACCTCATCAACAACGACCTCAACTGATGTTGGTGTTGCTGGGGCAGGTTCCGCGCATAATGGAGCCGCAAGTATTTGCGTGTCCGTTGTGGTGCTAGCCAACCAACGGTTGAACACGTCTCGGTCGAACTCAGGAAACACACGCTCAAACTCCACGTCCATCCATCCATCAACATTTTCGTTGGGGAACTGGACGGAAGCGTCGAATTTTGACCACCATGTTCCAATGCCAAAACTGACATCAGTTCGTCGGGTTGACAGCACAAATGCCCGCTGGCAGAGTTCACCGATGACGGGTGTGTTTCTATCAGTAGCCAAGTAAGACATCGATTTCTCGAGTAACTTTTGCTCAGCTGGGACGTTAGCTGGTAACCGAACCGTAGTGTGGAATTTGGAGAGCTGTCTCTTGACATCACACATACTATTAGGGCATCCTGTCCAGATCGCCGGTGAATAGTTGCGTGCCAAGAAATTGACCCCTGGGTCTCCTCTTTGAACAATACTGGACTCCACGAGGAGTCCAACCTGCTTGCAAGCCCAGGCGTGGCTGCTGATTGGCAGGTCAGCATCCGCACCATCGTCACCGAAGTGAATTCCGAGTGCATCGAAAGCTTCTTGGGGCTGGTAGGTTTGTCCATTTGGTTTGACCGTATGCCGGAAGGCAAGGTAGGCTGTGAAGGCAGCCCTGGTGGTCTGGAAATTGCTTGTAGCGGAGCATCCAGACCCATGCGACGAACCCTGATCGAAAGACGTTCCACAGGGCATGACGCCCTTGTTTCCTGCATTTCGGTTGAGTAATTCATTCAGCACCAGCCGGTGATGTATGAAGGCCTTCATACACACCGCGCGGTCCATGCCCCTCAACACCATCGTAATCGTGCCATCCATGCGGCGGAAATCAGAAATGTTCAGATATCCAGCATCTGCGCATATTTCCACCATGCGAACGGCGATTTCAAGTGGCGTTTTACCGGGGCCGTACCATTTAAACTGCTTCATATGCTCTGAAAGAGCAAGGGCAAACTGCGACATACTTAACTTATCAGAGTCATTGTACGTCGAAATATTCCGGGGATCTTTCACGTCTGGATATGCTTCACTTTTGATGAAGCACTTCAGTACAGCGATAAGAGTCGCCCCAGAAAGGAATGCCTTGTTGAGAGACAGTTTTTGGGCTGGCGTTGTTTGCTTGTCGATCACAACTTCGACATCAACGGGTTCGAGGTGCGCACCCTGCATGATAAGAGTCGCAAACTCCTCCATACATTGATCACGGAAAGGGGACGGCTTTGGTTCTGCCTGTTTCATATCTGTAATTCTCCCTTTCACGCACTGCCTTTCACCTGCCTCATTCGGCACAGGTGCAAAGGCGCCGTGGACCAACGGACTCATAAACGACTGCAGTTTCGGTTTCGCATCCTGGTCATAGGTGCGAGGCTCATATTGGTAAGCCCTGACGCCCTCGGCGACAGGAAACACAACGGCGACGTGTGGCTTTGCTCCTGCACGGAAATATTCCGTCAGAACAACAGCAGCAGTCCGATTTTCGCGTGGCAACCAACTAGCGACAGTCGGAAGCAAAAGGCGCGTCGTTCCCAAGCGAGCGACACCTGCAATTGCAGCATCAATTTCGAGAGGGATCGTCGCACAGAGCGAAGTACCTGGACGAGCAGTCGTCACCATCGTTGTTGACTCGGTGTGGACCTGGAAC